GCAAAAGACCTAAAAATTCAGATAAAATAATAACATCAACAGAAGCGAAAAGCAGAGGGGTTAAACTTCCTAGAAATGCAAAAGAAGTATCAGTAGCTCCTCACGATATGCCTAATCACGGATTTGTAAATCCTGAGTTAATCGCTAAATATAAAAATGTATAACTATGAGCTATGTACTATTCATTTCAGAAGACAAATTAAAGGACTCTACGGCTATTAACTTAAATGTTGATGTAAATATATTACTTCCGTATGTCCGTCAGGCACAGAAGCTCTATGTGGAAACTAAGATTGGAACAGATTTAAGCAATAAATTAAAATCATTAATTCAAGCAGGAACAATAGGAGATGTTGCAAATGCAGCTTACAAAACTTTAGTTGATGATTATATTGGCGATATGCTGCCAAATTGGGCATTTTACCACTGTATTCCTTTTTTAAGATTCAAGATTGAGAACGGGAACATATATAGCAAAACAAGCGAAACTGGGAATAGTTTAAGTACGGAGGAATCTCAACACTTACGAGAAGAGGTTAGAAATACTGCTGAATACTATACAGAAAGGCTCATTGATTACATCTGTAATAATAACTCTTTATTTCCTGAATATAATACGAACACAGGGGCAGACGTAGATCCTGATAGAAACGCATACTACAATGGGATGAATCTTGAAAGACCGACACAACAAGGAACAAGACTTACTTTAAGAAACTTTTTAAACGCTTCTGATTAATGAAGAAACACTACAAGACAAAACCAATTAACATAACTAAGCTCAAATCCTATTTGGATAAGAAGCCTAAAAATAAAACAAATGAAAGCAGTACAAGACAGCCTACAAGTAGGTCTAGCAAATAGTACAGCAATAGGGTTAAGTCTAGGACAAGCTAATCAACTTTTAACACTTGTTTCGTTAGTTTTAGCCATAACTTTCACTATCTACAAATTCATTAAGTATGATAAAAAAAAATGATAAACCTCTTATTGATTAGAGATACATTCTCAGAAGAATCAACTTTAGGAGAACTCTTTATAAATGGTGAAAGGATTTGCGATACGCTAGAAAGACCCTACTTTAACAACCTAAAAAATATAAGTTGTATTCCTGAAGGTAATTACAAAGTAAGACTTAGACTTCCACGAGAATCAGCTACTAGGGATTACGTTCATTTGCTAGTTCAAGATGTTCCTGATAGGGATTGGATATTATTTCATAGAGGAAACTTTCCTAAAGATACAAGCGGTTGCATTCTAGTAGGACTTGGAAGCCAACAGGACTTTGTTAGTAACTCTACGTTAGCTATGGACTTATTAATCAAAGAAGTAATACATTTGGGGGGTGAAAATATTAATTTAATAATCAAAAATAAATAATTATGAAAAAGTTTTTTCAAAAGTACCTTATCGGACAGATGTTAAAGTCAAAGAAATTTTGGTACGCAATCAGTTCAGTAGTAATTCCTGCAATAGTAACTTACTTAGGAGTTGATGCTGATACAGCAAAAGAGTTATACCACGCAATCTTAGTTCTTATTGTTGGACAAGGAATAGCTGACGTTGCTAAAAAATAACCGATACAGATTAAAGCCTAACGAGATAGCAGTCATTCAGGAAATGAGGAAGTCAGAGGTTAGAAATATTCTAGTCATTGGCGACCTGCACGAACCTTTCTGTTTAGACGGCTACCTTGAGTGGTGCAAAGAACAATACAAAATCCATAATTGTAATCAAGTTATCTTCATTGGAGATATTATTGATGCTCACGGCTTTAGCTATCACGAGCCTGATCCTGATGGTATGTCTTCAGGACTAGAGCTTGAAACTGCTATTAAGAAGATTCAAAAGTGGTATGAAGCTTTCCCTTATGCAGATGTAATGATAGGTAATCACGATAGAATGGCTAGTCGTAAAGCTATGTCAGGAGGTATTCCTGCGGCTTGGATAAGGTCTTACAATGAAGTCTTAGGAACTCCTGATTGGAATTGGTGCGAGTCTGTTATATATGATGACGTACTATACGAACACGGAGAAGGAGGTCAAGCAGCAGCTAAAGCTAAGAACAACCTGATGTCTTCAGTCTGTGGTCATACCCATACACTAGCTTATGTTCAATGGTTCGTAGGTAAACGCTTTAAAGTCTTTGGAATGCAGGTTGGTTGTGGTGTAGATTCTACGACATACGCAGCAGCATACGCTAAGAACTTTAAGAAGCAATCAATCGGTTGTAGTGTAGTATTGAACAACGGAACTCTACCAATCAATCTTTTAATGCCTTTATAGTAGTACCCTATAGCCGTTTTAGGCACTTTCTTTTCTTTTTAATACTAATATACTAGACAAGCTATAAAGTTCGTCCTAGATGTAAACACCTAAATTGTTAATAACTTTGTTTATCATTGTGTTTATAACATTATATTTTTATATCTTTGCTTCATATTAATCAAATAAATATTATGAAAAACTTTAAGATTACAAATTTAAAAAGCAAAGTAGTTCAGTATATGAACGAAAGCGAAAAGGAGCAATTCTTTACTAAGAACTCTTTAGGGAATTACAAGTGGGAAAATTTAAAAGCAATAAGAAATAAGAAAATTGAGAACATAGCTTTTTCAATCTTTACTATGGCTGCTTTTTCTATTCTTATATTATTAATGTGCGGTACATTTAGTTTCATTGATTCTTTAATATTTTAATATGACTATACAAGACGCAGAATATTTAGAATTCAATACATTAAATTTAATTTGCCAAGACTTCTTTTATAAGTCAGATTGCTATACAACAGATTCAAAATGGAATAGTAGGCTATTCACAATGGATAATGACTTAGTTGGAAATGAAAGGTCAATCAGGATTTATGGAACTAAGGAACAGATAGATTTAGCAGGAAATGAATACAGTAAAAAAAATTCACTTATGCTTGATGAAGTTTACAATTACAAAGTAGAGCCTAAAGGATCTTATTGGAATGATATATTGAATATCACAGAAGAACAGAATCAAGCAGTAATAGATAAGTTAAAAATATACAACAAGCTTTATAATCAAAAAGGTAGAAAAGCATTAATTTTAAGAACAAGATAATGAAAACAGAAAAGACAGACTATTTAATAGCTATACAAAGCGAATTAAAAGCACCTAAGAACCAATTCAATAGTTTTGGTAAGTATAAGTACAGAAGTGCTGAAGACATCTTAGAAGCCGTTAAACCACTTTTAAATAAGTATGGTTGTTACTTAACGATAACAGAAACAACTCAAGAGATTGCAGGCTACTTAGTTTTAAACTCTAAAGTTTCTATTTCAGATGGTGATAAGACTATCTATGTAGAAGCACAAGCAGGGATTAATCCTGAACGCAAAGGAATGGATATTGCTCAGTCATTTGGAAGCTCTAGCAGCTATGCAAAGAAATATGCTCTCGGAAATTTATTTCTACTTGATGACAGCCACAATGTAGATAGTAATAAGGTAAACGAACCTATGAAACCTAAAATGACAACTGACATTTACAATGCTATGTTAGAAGCAATCAATACAGGTAAAAGTTCAGCAGTAATGTCTAAGATGACTAATTACTCAATGTCTGAAAAGCAAGAAAGTACATTAATGAAAATGTTAAAGCAAGAAATAAATAATTAATTAATAAAGACCTGCAAAAACAGGCACAATAAAAATGGAAGTAAAAGGAACAGTAAAATTAAAACTAGCAGTAGAGTCAGGAATTTCTAAGTCAGAAAAGGTTTGGAAAAAGCAAACAGTAGTAATTGACACAGGTGGGGAATTTAATAATGAAATTGCAGTAAGTGCTTTTGGTGATGAAAAGTTAGAGTCTTTGGATAAACTAGAAATAGGAATGAAAGTTAAAATATTATGTAATGTATATTCAAGAGAATACAATGGTAGATACTTTCACAACATAGATGGTTATCACTTTGCAATTATGGGTAGTGAAGTAGTTGCTCCTGTTCAATCTGATGATTTACCATTTTAAGATGACACAAGAAGATAACTTTAAAAATTTATGCAACCTTACTACAGAATTAGTAGGGTTGCCTAAAGGCTCACTATCTAGTAAATCTAGGAAACAGAAGTACCAAATACCAAGAGCTGTTATAAGTATGATTGCAAGATTAGAAGAAAATGTACATCAAACTGTAATAGCTAAGGAATTAAAAAGAGATAGAAGTAATATATATCACTATGAAAAATACCATAAGTCTAATTATATTTCTTTTCCAAAGTATAGGGAAACTTTTATAGATGTTTACATAGCATATTGTAACCAAAAGAAGAAAAAGAAATACTTTAAAACGCAAGCATCTTTTCATAAATTTCTTAATAAGCATAACATTAAATCAACTGAAACTTATAACACTAAACTAGCTTTAAGATCAGGAAACTTTTATGTTACTTTACAATTAACACACCAAGACTTTTATAATGTTATTGAAATTATTAAGTTTGCACTCAAAGATTATCATTATGAATACAAAGTAATATGAAAGAAAAGCCTAACTACTATGCTATAATTCCTGCTGAAGTCAGATACAGTAAAGCATTGACTCCTAACGCAAAATTGCTTTATGCAGAGATAACAGCTTTATGCAATATGAATGGTAAATGCACAGCTTCTACTGAATACTTTTGTAGACTGT